ACTTCGTGCGTGACGGCAAGTCTGCGTCCGTTGTAGCGGAGGTTATGTGCTACTACATGGAGTGGTATGCCAAGACTTCTGCACCTACACCTCTGTTGCCAGCCATGCTGTAACTTGACGGGTGTCAATCGGGGGTGGGTTCACCCCCGTTTATTTTTTTAACCAAAGGAGAAAGCAAATGACCCCTTTAATCGCTATGTATATAAGTAGGGGGGTGGGGTTTGACCCCGCCCAATACACATGGATGGACATGTCGGTGCTACCCGAAGACTTCAACGCACATACTTTACTAGCAGAAGCGGGTGTGTTGCATACCCAAATGCACCTAGAGCAACTGCACTTCCCCTTTCCTAGCATTGTGCTTGTGGTGCGTAAAGAAGAAGAGACAGTTCTGACAATCACAACGCGTGACGAGGGGGTGCTGGTCGAGATGTGGGGGTCAGACAAAGAACATGTAGGCACATGGACACCTGAGACTGGGTTTGTGTATCACCCTATATGGGCGGAGTCTGCAAGAAAGTATCCAGACAGGTATGGCAATGCAAAAGATTTCGGGAAGATTATTGCGAGTCGTATCTCTGTGCTTGAGGCGTTGATGTTCTACACATCCAAGAAAAGGCGCATGGTGCAAGGATACAAATGCGTGGCAGACAAGGCAGTCAACGACAAGCGCATACGAAAGGGGAAGAAACCACTGTATGAGTGGCGCACGATAGAGATAAAACCATCAGCAATGCGTAACCCATTGAAAGGAGGTAAACACGCAAGCCCACGCCTACATGATGTGCGCGGTCATTGGGCAGTTAGTAAGAAAGGTAAGAGGTATTGGGTTAAACCTCATAGACGCGGTGACTCTGCAAAGGGCACTATTTTTCATGACTATGTAACAGGAGAAAGCAAATGACTAAAGACGAACGCTTGTCGCGTGTGTGCGACTTACTTTTTAAACTTAACAGAGAGGAGATATTGCGAGACGGGGACTGGTGGTTCGGCACAGATGACTTTGACATTAACTTCTTTGACTGGGGAGGCGACCCTACCCATGTGAGTGTCTCTGTGTATGACATGACCAAGAAGAACGAGGATGATTATTTGTTCCAGTATTCACCAGAGAAAACAATTTATAACGCAGATATTTTTATAGGAGTAACAGCATGAGTTTCATAAGCAAGATAGAACAAGAGTATCCTGACTTCTATGTGATACACCTAGAGGATGGGCGCGTAATAGGCATCACGCCAGAGTGTGTCGTTGTCTATGAAAACATAGACGATGTGTTTGAGGGGGGTCTTAAAGACAGACCCACAATAAATTTAATCAAGGAGAAAGAATATGAATGAATCCATACGAATGCGCGATGACCTCGCGCTCGAGGGGCTGGCTGTGCCAGCCTCAAGGACTTTCACAGACTACGACACCATGGTGGATGTGGTCTACATCACAGCAGAAGAACTAGACGGGGCTACCTACGGGGACGACCCTGCGCATCCTGACGACCATCCGTTTTGCTATGTCGAGTTAAAAGACGGACGCTCGTTGTATTTTGTAAGTGTTGATTTAGATTTTGGAGAACTAGCATGACAGACAAAACATATAACGGATGGACTAACTACGCCACATGGCGTGTGAACTTGGAGATATTTGATGGGTATCCCTTGTCGGACTTCCCGTTTGACCAAGGTGCGTCTGATGAACCCGAACTCATAGACCCGTATGAGTTAAGCCTTGCACTCAAAGATTATGTGGAGAACTACATCTATGGTGCGGGTGGGGGCAATGGCAACATTGCCGTGGACTACGCGCTTTCGTTTATATCTGATGTGAATTGGTATGAAATTGCCACACACATGATTGAAGATGCTGTCGAGGAGAGTAGCCACTAACTTGTCAATCGTTTGACAGAAAGTGAGAATCGAGATATGCTTAGACACAAAGGAGAAAGCAAATGCCAGATATAAAAACTGCGCTAACAAATGTTCTCTCGCAATGGGAACAAGACGAGAAAAAACAAATCAGCAAACAACAGGAGAAGCCAATGGCTAAACACTTATTCACCACCACAAACAATGTCTCACGCGAGACCTTTAACTACATCAAGGCCAACCCCAACAAAACCACAGCAGAAGTGGCAAAAGCCTTAGAAAAGAAAGGCTTCAAGGAAGGTTCAGTCACATCCATCTGCGCTCAGTTATCCAAGCAAGGGCAAGTGTTAAAGGATGGCTACACGAAGCGCTTGGTGGCCATAGGTAGCGAGTATCAACCACTCAAAGCAGCCAAACACTTCAAGACAACTACACTCCCCACACGCAAGGTGATTAAGATAACTAAGCGCGAGAAGACTATGCAAGATGCTGGCCTTGCCGCTATTGCCCCACAAGAGCAAGCCGTTCGTAGGGCAGCGCTGATACTATTAAATGACTTCGACCCGCATGACCTTGTGAATAAACTCTCCGTCATGCAAGCCCGTGAGTTGTATGACTTACTCAAACAAATCTTCGGAGGCTAAGACATGATGCAGACACAAGTAGCAGAGAGTCATCCAACCACACGCGTGTTCCCGCGCACATTACAGGAAGCCTACCCAAAACATTACGTCAATGAAGGCGTGTTCGAGGGACCCTATCGTGACCCACACCTGAGTGACTTTGCCATCCTGTGCGCGTTGATTGCTATCGTTGGGTTTTTCTTTTATATGTTTACCAAATACATTTGGGGGTGATATGACCTACGAGGATGAGGAATTTAACCGCATAGAGATGGAGTCTCGCATCAAGCAAGAGGGCATCAAGACTATGCGTGTCCCTGATTACCAAACAATCATGGATGAACTAGCCGTGGCTCGGATGCTGATACGTGAGTTGGGTGACCGACTGGCTAGGATTGAGGCTGGGAATATGCGCAATGATGTCATCGAAGAAGTGGCGAAAGAGATAGAGAAGTTCACCGCATTCGGCACGGACACGGTGCATAGCTTCGCTGTTTACATCAGGGGGATGAAGACATGAGAGAAATGAGGGGGGTGCGATTTTTTACCGATGACTACGGGAATCTTTGGAGACACGTAGAAACAGACACTGTTAGATTTTGGTTCGAAGCACCAGACAAAAGGATGCATGCTTTACTTATGTCGTGGGAGGTCTACGACGATTGGGGCAGTTTGAAGCCAGACTTAAGGAGAACACATGACTAACTGCCCTACCTGTGAATACCACAAACAACGCGCACAACTATGGCGTGACGAAGCATATAGACTGGCGGGGCATCGCTTGCCACACAGCGCAGATGTAGGTGACCTTGTGTATATCCATGATTCATTCGTTCTGCCCAAAGATTTGTTTGGAATTGTCACCAAGAGAAAACACGCTGCTCCCGCATTTGATGACCGCTACCCGCCAGTACAGGTTGAGGTGCTTGTATTTGCAGAGAAAGAAAAGACTTGTAGTTGGTACGAGCCACAGCACTTAACAGTTTTAGAGAGGGGATATGCATGAACCCGCAGTGGACTGACCTACCCACAATAACAATCCTAGACATCTACCAAGAAGTTTTAAAAGAGTGGCGTGGTGGGCATCAGGTCAACGGACAGATAGCATTTGCCAGAGCCATTGAAGCCAATATTAAAGGAGTTAAACACATGATTAGAAAACCAGTAGGACTGACTGCGCCATACCGTGCAGATGATGACGATGACATTCAAGATTACAAAAAGCCTTGGGTTGGGTTGACGGATAAAGAAATTGATGCGGGGTTGTTGCGTACTAACTATGCGATGCAGACCGCTGGCGCATGGCGAGATGGTGTTGAGTGGGCAATGAAACAATTAAAGGAAAAGAACAATGCATGATGTATTTGTGTTTATCGCTGGCATGTTGATGCCAATGGTCATAGGTGTGGTCGTAGAAGCCTGCGACTGGATTAAATCCAAGATAAGGAGAAACAGAGATGCTTGAAACAATTGCATGGTCGGTTTTGTTGATGGGGCTAGGCGCACTCATAGTCGTGCTAGTGGGCGTGGCAATCATTTGGGTTAGCAAGGAAGACATATGAAAAAAGAAGAAATGGTTGCGCTACTGCGTAGCGTCAACTGCGACGAGAACACAGTGACTGCCATGACCAACGCTTACGAGATGGGGTTTGAGCATGGGGCGAGTGTTTACAAACAGTTAGGCGCTGCGATTGAGGATGCTACAGATGTATGCAAAGCGGTTGACCAAGGCGACATAGTAGGCGCTAAGACTGCAAGCCAATACTTCTGGGACACACTTGGCAAAGTAAGGGATATGGAATGAACAAACAGCTATTGATCGGGTGCGGGTCACTCAAGAACAAACGCCTGTCTCTTGACGGGACGAACCAATGGGAAGACCTGACAACGCTTGACTACAACCCTGACCACAGACCTGATGTGGTGTGGAACTTGATGGAGTTCCCTCTGCCGTTTGAGGACAACACTTTTGATGAGGTGCATGCCTACGAGGTACTGGAGCACACAGGTGCACAAGGAGACTACAAGTTTTTCTTTGCACAGTTCTCTGAGTTTTGGCGCATATTGCGTCCTAACGGCCACATGCTAGTGACTTGCCCCTCACGCCATTCAGCATGGGCATGGGGTGACCCGAGCCACACGCGGGTACTACAGCAAGAGCACTTGATCTTCTTGAGCCAAGCAGAGTACAGCAAGCAGATAGGTAAGACATCTATGTCTGACTTCAGAAACATATACAAGGCCGACTTCCATACCTTGTGGGTACAGGAGGACGAGAACGCTTTGAACTTCATCATCAAGGCAATCAAGCCATGAAATGCCCCGTGTGCGGCGCATGGACGCTAGTTAAACAAACAACTAAATCACCCACATTTGGGTATACAAGGAGAAGAGAATGTGCAAATGAACACCGATTCACAACCAAAGAAGTCGTCATCCCGCAAGAGGACATTGACGAAGAACGCAGAGTTAATCTTGCGAATAACCTCGAACGACTGGAATCCATTCGAGCGAGCAGACCCAAGCGTGTTAGAAAAAGTAATGCGCGAATCTACTAAACAACAAATCAACAACTACGGAGAAGCATTGTTATGACAACCGAAACACAACTTAAAATCACAGAGAAAACAAGCGCAGGACTTTGCGATGCTTTGTTTGAAGAGTTTGATTTACTGCGCAACGGATTAAGCGATTCACATCGAGCGTCAGCAGTCGCTAAGTTGGCTGTGCAGATTATCAACACAAAGAAACTAGAGATCGAAGCGGCAGCATTCCACAAAGCTGGGATGCGCTTCGTACCTCTGGCGTTAACTGCCAACGGTATACCAATAGGGCACGGTGATGATAGACGCTGAAACAAAGGCCAAGATTGTCAGCCTATACATGCAGATAGACGCGTTATACAAAGAAGTAAAGCGCCGTCCGTCAACCATGACGTGTGACATCTGTGGACGTGGCGACCTACACACAAAAGCCGAAAAGCTTTTTAAAGTCAAAAGCCCCGTTCACGGATACCACCACAGAGCAAGTCGCTCTCCTCGGCTATGCCACAACCATGCAACTGGGTGGTCTCTATCTCACGATGCGTACAACCCGTTTGGTAAGAGGTGTGACGAAGAGATAGACCTACACTTTGCACAATTTATTGCCAAGCAACTAACAAAAGGATTGAAATGATTCCAAACCACGCACAGATTAACCTACGCTTTAACGGCACAAGCGCTGACGACATACAAGTTAGTGGTAACCACTACAAAGATATGCCCATCCAGCCTTGGCATGTGATGGAGTCGGTGTTAACCCGCGAAGAGTTCATCGGCTTTCTAAAAGGCAATGTGATTAAATATTCCCTCCGCGCTGGGCGCAAGGAAGGTAGCGATGACAAAGGCAAGGCAGAACACTACATGCAGAAGTTAAAAGAAGTTTCGGGATAGGGGAAACAAAATTCTTGGACTGGTAAGCCTAGTAGATGCAACCCAGTTCAAGGCGGTGCAAGTGCCCCTATCCTCCAAAAATCCCATTTGCATTGCGTTTGTTAACCACGAATACCGAGAGGGCGTGGAATCTACTTTACCCTCTCGCCTAACAACCAAAGGAAACCAAATGGCATCAACCCCAGAAAAGAAAGTTAAAGACAACGTCAAGAAGACGCTGGACTCTATGGGCATCTGGCACTTCTCGCCCTACCAAGCGGGCATGGGGCGTGCCGGTATCCCTGACATCATCGCTTGCTACAAGGGGTTATTCGTGGCCATCGAGTGCAAGGCCGGTAAGGGGAAGACAACCGCCCTACAAGAGCGGGAGATAGAAGCCATACGCAGAGCCAAGGGGCTGGCGTTTGTGGTTAATGAAGACAACATGCACAACATAAAGGAATTACTTACATGGAACAAAGACGAACATTAGGACAAAGCAAAGAAGCACTGGAGTTCATGCTCAAACTCGACAGCCTGTCAGAAGAAAAGCGCGACTACCTACGCGCAGTATTCAAAGGGTTAGTTGAGTGCTGCGTAGACGACAAGATGCACGGGGTCGTGGTACTAGGCCACGAGGATCACCACGCCAGTATCTACACCATGAACTGCAACGAGATGGAAGCGGCTTTCATACTAAACCAAGTCACGGGCAGTTTCAACGAGATAAACATGGCCGATGCGCCAGCCAAGGAGATGTTTAATTGACAATCGAAGAAGAGATACATGTTTTAAACATGGCAACTAAGTTGGGGTTATCGTCCATGTACGATGCCCCACGCGATACCTACTCAAACTGGCGCACCAAGGTGCTGACGTTTGCACAACAACTAATGAAAGAGAAGCATGAGCAAACCATTCGACAAAATAATAACGATTGACTTCGAGACGCGGTGGGCTAAGAAAGACTACACGCTATCGAAGTTAACAACGGAGGAGTACATACGTGATGAACGATTCAAGGCATTCGGACTATGCGCCCATGAGTATGGAAGTGATGAACCAATTAGATGGGTTAGTGGAAGAGACATACCTGAATTCTTTTCTGGAATCGACTGGGGACGAACCGCCGTGCTTGCGCATAACGCACAGTTCGATATATCCATCCTCGAGTGGGTCTACGATATACACCCGGCCTTTATCTTCGACACGCTATCAATGGCACGCGCTCTACGAGGCGTGGAAGTTGGCAATAGTTTGGCCAGACTTGCAGAGGATTTTGGACTCCCAGCAAAGGGCACCGCTGTTCATTCAACTGATGGAGTTCACGAGCTTCACCCCGCGCTCGAGCGAGAACTCGCTGAGTACTGCAAACATGATGTGTTTTTGTGCGAGGAAATATTCAAAAGGTTGGTTGATGCCTATCCATCGAAGGAGCTCAGACTTATAGACATGACCTTGAAGATGTACACGCGCCCCGTGCTTGTACTAGACCCCAACATGTTGACCGACGCCATACTAGAAGAGAAGGAGAAGCGTGATGAATTACTACAGAGGCTCGGCGTGGAGGAAACTTCGCTCGCGTCGAATCCAAAGTTTGCAGCCCTACTTGAAGCGCTTGGGGTGGCTGTCCCGACCAAGACCAGTAAAACTACCGGCAAGCAAACACTTGCTCTGGCAAAGAACGATGCGATGTTCCAAGCGCTCCTCAACGGCGAACGTGAAGACGTTGCGCTCCTTTGTGAAGCGCGTCTTCGGGTTAAATCTACAACCGAGCGTACCCGTGCTCAACGGTTCCTTGACATTAGCCAACGTGGCTCCCTACCAGTACCTCTCTCCTACTACGGTGCGGCGACGGGTCGTTGGACGGCGGCAAAAGGCTCGGCGATTAACATGCAAAACCTCAAGCGAGGTTCATTCCTACGCAAAGCGGTTATGGCTCCCGAAGGCAACAGTCTGGTCGTCGGCGACCTCTCGCAAATTGAGCCGCGAGTACTCGCGTGGCTTTCGGATTACACAGAGATGCTTGACATCTTTCGGGCAGGTGGTGACCCTTATGCCGCGTTTGGTGCGCAGATGTTTAACATTCCCGGACTTAGTAAAGAATCGCACCCTGATCTACGGCAGTCTGCGAAGAGCGCACTCTTGGGTTGCGGCTACGGCCTTGGCTGGGCATCGTTTGCCTCGCAGTTACTTACGGGCTTCCTTGGTGCTCCGCCGGTCAGGTACGACATGGCGTTCGCAAAGAAACTCGGCGTTACTAAAGAGGCTGTCGAGCGCTTCATAGAGTGGGACGACAACGTCACCAAAATGCGGGAGATTCCCCACACATGCACAGAGAAGGAGTTACTGATTCACTGCATGGCCGCTAAGCGCATCATCGATATCTACCGCTCGACTGCTACGCCTGTGGTGGACTTGTGGAATATGTTCGGGCAGTTGATTGAGACGAGCCTGTATGGGGGTAGGGAATACACCTATAAGTGCCTGACCTTCAAGAAGGAGCAGATCGTTCTGCCCTCTGGCATGAGCCTGTTGTACCCCAATCTCAAGCGCACCAAGGATGCGCAAGGCAGAGCCCAGTGGACATACGGTGAAGATTCGACTAAACTGTACGCAGGCAAGATAACAAACAACGTCACGCAGGGCGTAGCAAGATGCGTGATGACAGACGGGATGCTCCGCGTAGCAAAGAGATATCCAGTCAAAGGCACAGTGCATGACGAGTTAATCGCCGTTGTGCCAGATGCAGAGGTGGATGACGCTAAGACTTGGGTCTTGGCGCAAATGACTATGGAGCCACGGTACATGCCGGGGATTCCATTAGAGGCTGACGGTGGCGCACACCGTCGTTATGGGTTAGCAAAAAATTAGGAGAAGCATGCAACTACCAAAGAAAATTAGAGTTGGTAACAAGTGGTACAGCGTCGAGGTTGTCGAAGCTATGGTCGAGAAAGGTTACATGGGCAAGGTTTATTACCCTGAACAGAAGATCAAAATCGGCTTAACAAGCACACAGACAGGCAAGAAGTTTGCAACCACGGATGTTAACGATACGTTCTGGCACGAGTTAGTCCACGCAATACTCAACGACATGGGGTATGACACCTTAAACCGCAACGAGCGTTTCGTAACTGGCTTTGCCAAGCGATTAAACAAAGCAATAGAGACAGCGAGATTTGAATGACTAAAGTTGTTTGGAGCCACAGCTCCCTTAAAGACTACGAGGGCTGCGCCCGCCGTTACCACGAGGTAAAGATTCTCAAGAAGTACCCCTTCAAAGAAACCGAAGCCGTGCTATATGGCAAGGAGTTGCACAAGGCAGCCGAAGATTATGTTGGTAAAGGCGAGCCGTTGCCCGAACAGTTTGAGTTCATCAAGGACACGCTGGACGCACTGATGGCCAAGCCCGGTCGCAAGTTAGTTGAGTATCAGATGGCGCTCACCGAAGACCTACAGCCTACCGGCTGGTTCGACAAAAACGTATGGGTGCGAGGTGTGGCTGACTTGTTGATAGTGGACGACGACAACCTGACCGCATGGGTGGTTGACTACAAGACGGGCAACAACAAGTACCCTGATCGAGAACAACTTAAACTTATGTCGCTCATGGTGTTCGCCAACTTCCCACACATTCGCGAAGTTAAGTCAGCACTGCTCTTTGTGGTCAAGAATGATATGGTCAAGCACACAATGACAGTAGACGAAGCCGACCCTGAGTGGTGGAAATACCGTGAGCGAGTCGGACGCATAGCGGCCTCGATGGACGCTGATGTATGGAACCCAAACCGCACCCCGCTATGCGGATGGTGCCCAGTCAAATCATGCGAATTTCATAAGGAGCACTAGCATGGCAACACGTAAACGCGACTACAAAGCGGAGTACCAACGCGACTTGCAAACAGGCAAGTCGGGACCCGGATCAGATCAGCATGAGCGCCAGCGTGCGCGTCGTATGTATGACAAGAAGGGCATAGACAGAGCAGGCAAAGACATCGACCACATCAAGCCACTGCGCAAGGGTGGCAAGTCAACGTCAGGCAATCTTCGATTACGCGCAAAGAAAGCGAACGAAGGCGATAACAAATAACATCAGAGAAGCAAATGGAAATCATCGAAGACAAAGCACTCTTACTACGAACCAGAAGCCCAGACAAATACAGCATCATCCCACGCAGTCAAATCGTTGAGCAATACGCTGACGGCTCTGCAGATGTCGCTGTCTTCTGGGGGCTGGACGAGGCGCGGGTATTAAAAAATATGGGGGTCAAGAACGTCCCCTCACCCATCACCAGACGCTACAACTGGCCGGGTCGCTACAAACCTATGGCACATCAGATCGAAACGTCTGCGTTCCTCACACTACATCGCAAAGCGTTCGTGTTCTCCGAGCCCGGCACGGGCAAGACGTTGTCTGCACTATGGGCGGCTGACTACTTGATGCAACGCGGTGAGGTGCGTCGCTGTTTAATTCTGTGCCCCTTGTCAATCATGCAGTCAGCGTGGATGCAGGACTTAAACGCTAGCATCATCCACCGTAGCGCAGTCATTGCCCACCACCCACAGGCGGCACGGCGCATCGAGATGGTTCAGCAGAACTACGACTTCGTCATCACAAATTACGAAGGGCTTAACTTAATTGCAGACGAGGTCAATGCCAACGGCAAGTTTGACTTAGTTATTGTGGACGAGGCCAACGCATACAAGACCGTGACCACCAGACGCTGGAAGGCGTTGCAGTCAATCATCAAGCCCGATACTTTGTTGTGGATGATGACGGGCACACCCGCCTCACAGTCGCCAGCCGATGCGTATGGCTTGGCTAAGTTGGTCAACCCCAACAACGTGCCTCGATTCTTTACTGCTTGGCGTGATCAAGTGATGAACAAAATTACCCAGTTCAAGTGGGCACCAAAGGCTAACGCTACCGAGACAGTCCATGCCGCGCTACAACCCGCTATTAGGTTCACCAAAGACCAATGCTTGGACTTACCGCCCGTCATCACCATGACCCGCGAGGTGCCCCTAACACCACAGCAAAAGAAATACTACGAGTTGCTCAAGGAGCGCATGCTCATCCAAGCCGCAGGCGAGACGATCAGCGCAGTCAATGCGGCGGCAGGCGTGTCCAAGCTGTTGCAAATTTCCTGTGGTGCTGCCTACACCGATGATGGTGAGGTGGTGGAGTTTGACGCAACGCCTCGCCTGTCGGTGCTAGAAGAAATCTTGGAAGAGACTTCGCGCAAGGTGATTGTGTTTGCTATGTTTACAAGCAGTATCGACGCCATCATTAACCACCTCAACAAGCAAGGCATAGCAGCCGAAATGATTCGTGGGGACGTGCCGGCATCCAAGCGTGGTGACATCATCCGCAGATTCCAGAACGACCCCGAACCCCGCATCCTTGTGATGCAACCGCAAGCAACTGCACACGGCATTACTTTGACTGCCGCTGACACAGTTGTGTTCTATGGCCCATTGATGTCAGTGGAGCAGTACATCCAGTGTATTGCGCGTGCTGATCGCAAGGGTCAGACATCCGACAAGGTTACTGTTATGCACATAGAGAGTAGCCCGATAGAGAAGAAGATGTTTAAAGCATTGACTTCCAAGGTGAGCGACCACTCACTATTAACCCAGTTATTTGAGAGCGAAATTAAATCTTGAAAGGAGTTTGCAATTACTTTAATTTCATGTACACTGTCAAACCTTAGACAAACATCAGGAGAAAACAACAATGAGTGAACAACAAATACCACTCGACAAACTAGCAAAGGTCTACCGCAAAATGCGCGACCAGATTTCGGAACTGACCCGCGAGTACGACACGCAAGTGGAGTTGCTCAAGGCTCAGCAAGAAGAGATCAAGAACGCTATGAAAGAACAGATGCAAGCACTTGGCGTAACGTCTGTTCGCACTGACCAAGGCACAGTAGTGTTGTCTGTGAAGACACGCTACTCGACAGCCGACTGGGACTCATTCAAGAAATTTGTGATGGAGCACGATGCGCTCGACTTGTTCGAGAAGCGGATTGCCCAGACCAACATGAAGCAGTTCCTAGAAGAAAACCCCGGTGTCGTACCGCCGGGTCTGAACTCTAACTCGGAGTATGACATTTCGGTACGCAAACCTTCAGCAAAGTGAGAAACTAAATGAGCAACGTAGCAGTATTTAATCCATCCAAACTCCCCGCCTTTGCACGCACAGGCGAACTCTCTGACGTAGCCAAAGCCCTAGCCGGTGGTGGCGCGGGTAACGCTGGCAAGCGTATATCTATCAAGGGCGGTGTGTTCCGTCTCTTGTCTGGTGGCAAGGAAGTTGCCGCTATCGACGAGCGCTTCCTCGATGTAGTGATCGTCAAGGCCGCGCCTAAAGTCGCACGTACCTTCTACATGGCCAAGTACGATGGCGAGACAGCCGCCGCCCCTGACTGCTGGTCTAACGACGGTGACAAGCCTGACCCCAAGTCCAAGAACGCACAGTCCGACACGTGTGCAAGTTGCCCACAAAACGTGGCGGGTTCTGGCAATGGTCAAAGCCGTGCTTGCCGTTACCAACAGCGTCTTGCTGTGGTCTTGGCTAACAACGTCGAGGGTGACGTGATGCAGTTGGCTCTGCCCGCTACATCCATATTCGGCAAGGAAGACGGCGAGAACCGCCCACTCCAAGCGTATGCCCGTTGGTTGGTGGCGCAGTCTGTTGACCCCAGCATGGTCGTGACCCGCATGAAGTTCGACACTAAAGCCGAAGCGCCTAAGTTGTTCTTCAAGGCTATGCGTTGGCTAACTGACGAAGAGTATGAGTTGGCTACCAAGCAAGGTGCAACAGACGATGCGGCCAAGGCAGTCGTGCTGAATGTGGCTACCCAAGACGGCAAGCCTGCTGACTCGCTCAAGGGCGCAGCCCCCAAGGCTAAAGCCCCTGTGGTTGAGGAAGATGACGAGGCTCCAGCGCCAGCACCCAAGGCCAAAGCCAAGCCCAAGGCAGAGCCTGTAGAGGACGATGAGGAACCAACCGTGCGCAAGGAAGAGAAGAAGCCTAGCGCCGTGCCCGGCAAGAAGTCACTCGCTGACGTAGTTGGCGCGTGGGACGACGAAGACTAAAAAGGATTCGGGGGGAAAGCGGATGCTGACAGGTCTAGATTGGACTCCTGACTGTTGGACGTAGCGAGTACCCCCACCTCACAACATGCCATATTCACAAAAAATCATTGACGAAATTGCGAAGACGCCCAAGTCGCTGGGAACCCAGCTTGGGCGTTGGGCGATTCACCATGACTTCTCGGTCGTGCGTATATCCAAAGCCTTGGGTGTCACGCGCCAAACTGTGTACAACTGGTTCTTGGGTAAGGACATCTTCCCCGCCTACGTGTACCGCGCAGAAGTCCTGCTCGAAATATTACAAAAATCAAAATCAGCCGACGAGGCTTGGAGAGAAACATGCAAAGTTTTCAACCTAGAAACTTGACCAACAGCGAACTCATCAACCAATGTGCGTTAATTCTTGACAGAGAAGATTTGCCCACTGCGTTCCAACACGAACTGCTTAGGCGCTTCACGGCGCTTGCACCGTTGGACGAGTTCCCACCAAAAGACCCCGCGCAAAAAGACCTCTTCCTGTAATCAACCCAAGGACTTAAATGAATCCGCTTGAATTCCTTGCGGTTGTTTTGCCGTCTGCGGGTCACGGAAGTTACTGCGCGGCAGAGTTAACTAAGAAAAAAGAGCACCTATTCGTCGAGCACTTGGACGATTTCTACCCCAAGGTGGACACTTGGGTTGCCAACGAATGCGATGTCTTCTTTGCGCTGGCTACCTTTGATGAGAACAATAAACGCAAGGCCGAGAACGCCCGCTTTATCAAGGCGCTGTTCATTGACATGGACGGCTACGCCACCAAGAAGCAAGCAGCATACGCGCTCAAAGCGTTCCTTGCCGAAACTGGGTTGGACATACTTGGTAGCCCGTGGATTGTCGGCTCTGGTGGTGGACTGCATTGCTACTGGCCGTTTGAAGAAGCCGTCGAGATTGAGGAGTGGAAGCCCCTTGCCGAGAACTTTAAACGCCTGTGCAAGCAACAAAAGCTAAGCATCGACATGACCGTGACGGCTGACGCCGCCCGCGTGTTACGCATACCCGAGACGACCAACTTTAAGAAGAAGTACGAAACCCCACGCCCAGTCAGACTGCTGGCAGAGGGTGACATATTTAACTTTGAGAGTTTGAAAGCTCACGTAGTGAGCCAGTTAAAGAGTATTGCACCAGCACCGACAGCGTCAGCCATTCCGGGCAAACGCCCAACCAACGCCCCAGTTGTACAACCATCAACGACTGCCGTGACGCTGTTCGAGAACAGCACGACTAAGTTCGCCAAAATCTTGAAGCGCACCAAGGACGGCACGGGATGTGCACAGTTACGCTACTACGCAGAGAACGCTAGTGACGAGGGCATGGAGCCGTTGTGGCGTGGGTGGTTGAGCATTGCACAGAAGTGTCAGGACGCACCGAAGGCCGCCATATGGTTGACCGAGTTGCACCCCTACACCGAAGAGCGCATGCACCAGAAGCTGGCAGAGATTAAGGGACCCTATCCCTGTATCAAGTTCGATAGCGAGAACCCGGGCGTATGTGACGGGTGTCAACACTTTGGCAAGATAACCAACCCACTAGCGCTTGGACGAGAACTGATGCTAGACACATCGGTTAAAGAGATCGAAGTCCATGTAACCACGGACAGCCCATCCATAAACGAGGAAGTTCGTAAAGTCCTTCGCCCCACCCCTCCCAAAGGCTATGCCTATGGTGCACGGGGTGGGGTATTTATGGAGAAAGAAGATGTGGATGCCGAAGGCAACAAGACCAAGCGCCAGATCATGATCTTGCCCCACGAGTTATTTGTGGTGGACATCTTGCGGCACAACGGGGAGCACACGGTGCATATGCTGAGCCTACGCCCTGATGGGGTGGAGACAGTCACCATGTCACAGAAGGCGGTAGTCAGTAAAGACGAAACCGTCAAAGCGCTTGCGCTTCAAAACATTATTGCTTCGTATGGTGCGGGCAATGACAAAAACTTATTTGATTATGTGCGGGCTTGTGTCGAACAGGCAAGCACAGGAAAGGCTCCCGTGAGAGTACCCACTAACTACGGCTGGCAAGAGAACGATACGTTCGTGTTTGCTGGCAAGATTTTCTCTAAGGGTTTACCCCCAGTATCCGTGCCTATGCCCGGCTTGGAGAACATCGTATCCAACACCAAACCCACAGGAACGATTGAGGCATGGCGCTCATTTGTGCAGATGCTGGTCAAGAAGGGGATGTGGGATCACCTGACGATTTTGTTGGCTGGAGCCAGCGCCCCGTTGATGCGCTTCACAGGTATCTACGGCATTACATACCACTGCGGTTCAACCGAGTCAGGCACAGGCAAGTCGTTGGCGCTTGAGGCTGCCGCTTCTATCTGGGGTCACCCAGTCCACTACAGAACGGGCAAGAGCACTTCGCCCGTGGCCATGCAACAGCGCCTTGGATTGCTGTGCAGTATGCCCCTGATAACGGACGAGTTGACCAGCAAGAACCGCGCTAACTTTGAATGGTTGCCTGAGTTCCTACTGGATATGACAGAGGGTCGGGGCAAGGAGCGTATGGAGTCAGGCGCTAACAAGGAGCGTATCAACCTATCCACATGGATGACCAACGCGATCATGTCATCCAATACCCACGTGGTAGACGGCTTGACTGGTGGACGCAAGCACTCGTCTGAAGGCGAGTTGCGCCGTTTGCTGGAATTTATTTTGACCCAAGAGTTAACTTGGGAGCCATACGAGATTGAGATCATCAAGTCTTTGCACAACAACTACGCAGTAGCAGGACACATGCTGTCGCAGTACATGGTGGACAACCTAGATCGTCTGCATACGCTAGTACCTGAGTCAGTCACACAGATGTACAAGGAGTTCGGGGCTACCAACGACGAGCGTTTCTGGATGGCGGGCATCGGCACCATCGTCACAGCGGCGATCATTATGGGGGACGCTGGCATTGTGAACATCCCAGTTAAGCCAGTGATTGCGTGCTTGAAGAAAGTTGTGTCCTCGATGCGGGGCAACATTAAATCCAACGCCCGCAACGCAGAAGATGTGCTCAACTCATATGTGCGCGAGAACTACGGGCACTTTATTGTCATCCGCAACATGGAGTCAGGCATCTTGGCAGAACTGGGTGGGGGTGGAGAAGTTGACAAAGCTACAACACGTTCAGAAATTATGGGACGCGTAGAGCACGGATTCACGCCAGACCACGTAGACTTCTATATTGAGGAACAACTGCTTAAAGCCTACTGCTCATCAATGAGTTTTGGGTATGCCGACTTTAAGCGTCAGTTGGCAGCGCAGTTTACCGTGTCGCATATGGCTAAGAAGGACATGACGGCTAAGACGCAGGGACCCCAGATGCGCGTGGGAGTTCTCAAGATAAGCCGTCGCATTTCTGATATGGACGATGAAGCTAAAAATACACTATCCGTGGAGTCAGCTTGAGAGGGGGCAGGGGTTCTTTATCCCCTGCCTTGATACGGACGGCGTGCGTGAAGAAGGATTAAAGCAGGCAGTACGCCTGCGTATCCTCGATGCCAAAGCCTACCCAGCAGTTCGCAACGACCTTATTGGGGTATGGTTCTATCGGCCACCTCACGCATCCCAGAAGCAAACTTAATCTTGGTTTGACGAACCTTGTCGAGTTGCTGGCGCTTTTCGGTGGGTGACAAGTTAGATGCGCGGATGGCTGTCTCGTATTGAGTTAGTTCTCGTATTGTCGAAGTGTAGTAGTCAGCCATTTCGGATGCCATGTACTCATTGCCACGCTTCTGTAAGAGTGCCATAGCCTCTGCCCGTTGGCCTTTCAACAACATGTCGTCCACAGTGTTCTGCACTTTTTGGACTTCTAACATACGGTCATACATATTAGTAATGATTGCACCAGCGTCATTAGGCTGGAACGCACCACCAACCAAAGGCATTTCAGATAGGCGCTTGTACGCTTTTTCTGGTGTGCCTGTAGGGCTATATCCCACACTAAGCGCTTGCATCAAAGCCAAGCCAATACCGCCTGTGTAGCCTTGCACCAAGTGCTCGATCATGATGGGCGACACGCCGCCTGCTTTGCCTAAAGACTTAGCAATCTCTGATGTGTTCTCACGGAATTGCTGTTCTGGGAGCAGGCTCTTTTCTTGTGCCGACAAAATGTCGCGGCCTGTGTAGAACGACTTGCCCAGTTTGGCTTCGACATATGGCTTGAGAGCCTGTGGAATTCCGTAGGATGTACCGCCCGGAATAGTCTGCAACAGGATTTGTTCAAACGCTTTTACTGCGTCTTCGCCGCCGTGTTTATCAACCATCGAGTTATACAACGCTTCTGGCAGCGCCTTAAAGATATAGCCAATTTCAAATGGAACCGGCAACCGCACAGGCTCATCAACACCCGGCACACGGATAAACCAGTTGCCGTATTTCTGGTCAGGTGTAGCGTTCTTGTAGGCTTCGTCGTCTTGCATCATGGCGGTGTAAGCCAGCGTACCCGCCGCCAACATCATGCCTCGGGTCAGCAATTTTTCTTGGATTTTTAAACGTTCATTAAAAGGCATCTTGCCAAACAATGCTTTGTACAAAACATTGAGTGACTGAATCTGTGCGTTAAAGAACGGAATCAGCGACGAAATAATGTGGATACTGGGGGACGCACCACGCTTGTTAAAGTTCATGGATTCCAACGTCATCAGCGTAGCTTCCATCTCAGACAAACCTTGCTTGATGTAGCTGTTGTACTGAGCGCGGCGGGTTGTCGCATCTGCCTCCATCGTCATGGCTTCCCACTTAGACAGACTGTTTAACCAGCCCGGCCTGTTTTCAGACATGCGCTTCAAAATCATGGTCAAATCTTCGGTTGTGCCCGTAAAAATTTGACCGCCAGTAATACCACGGGACTCCAAAACGCTTTTGGTTGGGCTACCAATTTCTCTAATTGCGCCCATGACAGGCGTAAAGTCTGCGCCAGCCAAGATAGGAGCAGCAACAGAATCACGGAACAATTGCTTAGCCGCATAAAGAGGGGTTGCTGTCACAGCTTTTCGTAACAACCTAGCCGGTACACCCAGCGCACGGAATATGACTGGCATTTGGGTCGGAATACCTTCCATGCCCTTAACAAGCAAATCGCCCGGAATTTCGCGTGTGCCTTGGATCATGGCGTATTTATCAACACCATCGACCTTAAACTTAACAATGTTGGGGCCGTCAGTTCTACCAACAAACTTAGCCAAATCAATACTTTCTAACTCAAACACTGCGTTTTTGGTTGCCATATTGCGTAACGCCATGTCCACAATCATGTTTGTGTTTTGCACAGAGCTTGTTAAAAAGTCTAGGATCGGTCTATCGCCACCAATTAACTGATGCAAGTATGGCTGTTCGGCAATGCTTCCAATACGGATAGGCGTTTCTTTTCCAATGATTAGCTCAGCAACGCCGTTGCGCTCACGATACCAAGGAATGTAGTCGTCGTTCTTAACAAGGTCAGCCGCTACTTCTTTAGTAATAACACCTGTTCGCTCCAGCAACTTAATCAAGTTTCTGTTGTATGCGTTGTACTCTTTGCGGGCACGGTCAAAGTTATCTTTCAAACCGGGCGTTGCTTCAATCGCACGCATGGCTTGGTCAAGCTGTGCTTGTGTTACTTTGCCACCAAAGTTAAGCGCATCAAGCCCTTTGTCCTTGGCACGGATAGCCGACATGTATAGCGTAAACAAACGCTGGGCGGCTTCTGGACTGCCGGCTGGCGCATCTTTCAAAATGTTGACCACGCTCTTAATGCTTGGACCCGCTTTGCTGGCAAAAATGTGTTCTGTTCTGCCGTCTTTGCGAACAATGTCTTGCAATTCAATAGCGCCGTTGCCAACAGACTGAGCCGTAAAGTTCATGCGCTGGTCGTACATACGCAAGTAGTACATCATCTGGCTGCCTTTAAGCGGGTCCATTGTTTTGGATAGACGCTCAAAGCCTGCAAACCTATCAACCAACTGAGTTTCAAACGCTACGCCTGTGCCGTTTGCCCTAACGCTGTCGTACCAGTTTTTGTCTGTTGCAATCGAAGCGTCGGCGGTGCGACCTGCCTCGGCTAAAAGCCCGTTGGCGTAACGAACTGCTTCACTCTTCATAGCCAGCATGCCGGTTGGGGACACGTAAGTACCCGCCAACTCTTGCTGCATCTTGCGTGTGGCTTGGAACAGTGTGTAGTACAAATCGTTTGTAGACACGTTGGCAGCGTTCATCAGTCCCATGCTCTTTAGTGCGCTACGGATAGCGCCAAGGACAACCTTGATGTAACGCCCCATCTTTTCAACAAAAGACTCGTCCACAGTTCGCTCTTGCAAAGTAGCCAACATCTCGCGTACAGCCTGCACTTCACCAGTACGGCGTAACTTCTGCGCCTCTTCGGTATCACCTTTGGCTTCTGCAGCCAGTGCTCGGTTCTCCCATGCTTGAGCTGTCTTGGCTACATCAGACTCAACGCCCAATGCTTTAGCCATGCCGTATATACCGCCTTCAGAAGTGCGGATGGCTTTAGTCAAGTCAGCCATACCTTGGGGGCCAAGCACTATGTCAACACCGTAGTGACCAATCGTTTCGTGCAGTATTGTTTTCTCAAGATCAAGTAGTGAGTCGTGCATGTTGCCCACCACCACTACCGTTCCGTCTGGCAGCACACCCCCCTTGACGGCACTAGCTTCAATGTCCACACCATCCATAGCCAAGGCGCGTAAGAACTTAACAGGCGCTTCGTTCAGTGTCGGTGCGTAAACAAACTTAACATCTTTAGGCAACTTCTTAGCAAACTCGTCTGCCATTTTCTTGGCTTGGTCTGCATCAACTGGGTTAGTAGGCACAGCACCCTCATAGCGCAACACGGTGCCGCTATCGTTTTCACTACCAGCGTTAGTCAATTTATCAATGTACGTATCGACAAGTTCACGCAAAACCTTTTTGCGTTCTGCGCTACCTTCGGGGTACATTTTTGCCAACCTGTCGGTCTTAGCCAACTGTATGGCTTGGCGTCTAATTTTGACTTCGGCTGAAGTTGCAGATTTTAAGGAGTCGTTACGTTTAATAAGCGGTTTAACGTCTGTGTTTTTCTCTTGACGTTGCAGCGTGCGCATGGTCTTGGCCATGTCTGCCGTATTCTCTGCAACAGACACACGCTGGGCTTTAGTTGCCTCTGGTGCTTTAGGAACAATAAACGCGTCTGCTGCTTTCTTGGCAGCAAAATATTGCTGGGTAAGCGTATTGATGCGCTCTTCGTTCTTGGCATCCATTGGGCGCAACTTCTCTTGACGAGTCGTTACCACGCCTTCTAATTGCGCTACGGCGTTTGTAAGTTCTGTCTTACGGCGGTTGTAGCCACCCTCGGTCATACGGCTAGTACCGCGATCCCACGCCTCGTTTAATAAACGTAACTGTGTTTTAGCAGAGTCAAGTTGATCTTGAGCATTACGCAATGACTTGCGTGCAGTACTAAGATCTGTTTGCCCCACAAGTGTGCGGGCATGCTCAATCTCTTTGCGCAAGCGTTCTTGGTCACCACGCGCTTTAAAGTAAGCGTTCTGGTCTTTCTTACTCAACCCCATGACGGCTTCTTGAACTGCCACGGTTGCGTCAAGTTCAATAGGCTCTGCGCCCATTTCTTCCACGACAGTCACATAACGTGCACCTGCCAAGTCTTCCATGAGTTTTTGTTTGCGTTCTAAGTTAGCGGTCGCTAACTCAATTTGCTTGTCTGTGCCTTGTCTTTCGGCACGAGCCAACGCACTACGGGCTTTCTTCAACTGGTCGTATGCTTTAGACGCGTCCAAACCTTTGCGCTTCTTATCGTCGTCGTTAGCATCTGGGTCTTTAGCAGGGTCGTAGTCAAACACGGGGCCTTCGGCTGTGTAACGCACAGTCCAGCCAGCGTTCATGGTTTGTACTTGGCGTTGTTCGCCAAACGTACCTGTAATCTCTGCAGCCTTTGCGCCTTCAGCGCTCAACGCCTTAACACGCTTAACTATTGTGCCGGGCAATCCAAGGCCGTTATCCAACGCAGTCTTCAGCGCAGGGGAAACCAAAGGTTGCTTAGCCTCAAAGAACGCTTGCAGTCCTACATTAGATTTACGAATCTTGGCGTTTGCTGCATCAACAACCGCTTGTGCCTGCACCAATGCCGCCTTGCGCTTAGCAATCTCTGTGCGTTTCTTAGTGTCTTCTGCACGTAAGGCTTGTTCAGCCGCTTTAACTTTTGCCCAAGCATCTTTTAACGCGCTATCTGCGCGTACCAACATTTGCACATCGACTTCTAACGCCGCTGTCAGGTTGGCGTCCATTGTCTTTATGGTTTTGTCTATGGTCTGGATGCGCTCGCGCAACTCATAAATGTCTTGGTTAAAGTCAATGAACGCTTGTTTGTTTGTGGGCGGCTCGGCTCTGGCCAACTTTGCCAAAGCATCAACCACAGTACCGCGCTCGTTACGAAGTGCTTCTACTTCCTCTGTATGCTGCTTCATCACAGCATCTTTAATCTCCTGCGCACGCGCCAGCGCTCTACCAAACGCGGTTCTTAATGGCACAGCAGGGTCTATATCAGTATTAAACTCCTCCATAAAGCTTTCAGTCATGCGCTGCAACCGGCCTTCTGCCGTTTGCAAATACTGCATGGTCTCTAAATCAGAGCGCAGACTTATCAGGTTTTGAAGTTCAAACGCGCTAAGGGCACGTTGGTCAGGGGCTTCACCCTTCATGCGTTTACCAAGCGCTTTAATCTGTGTGTTTAAAACACCAATATCTTTTTGTGTTTTGTTTAAAGTTGGCTGTTCTTCGGTTGGAGCCGTAAAGACAACTTCTGGTTTTACCAACCCGTTCTTACGAACACGCTCGTCGGTAGCATCCATGACGCGTTTGGCATCGTCCACAGCTTTTTGTGCAACCAGTAATGCGTCGGCTGTCTCGGGCAGGGCTTCTGCAGCCTGTGCCAATTCACTAACCAAATCAAGTTGAGCATCACTAACAGTAAGCAAAAAGCTTTTTGATCGCGCTTCAAATTCTTCGGCTAAAGAACGTAGTCTTTTTTCTTCGTCTCTGTAAAGCGTAAGAGTTGCGTTTGCGGCACGATTAGCCTTAACGCTTTCAAGCAAGCGTTTTTCTTCTTCGGCTGTAAGTGGGTTTGCTTTTATGTACGCCGGTGTTATTTCTAAAACCGTTGTAGGGCCTGTGCGAATACCAACAGCCTGTGCCCCTTGTCTAAGCGCCAGCAAATACTTTTGATGTATTAAATCCGCCTTGCGTAAATACTCGCCAGACATCTCGTTGTAGTACTGTGCCGTTGTGGGCAAAGACTTGCCCATCTTACGTAGGTTACCCAGTACGGTTGTGGCAGTAACATAGTCTGTACGTACTTGGTACAACTCTGCCTGCGTAACAGGCAACGTAGCAACGGTATCCTTGGCGGCTTTGCGCAACTTGGCAATCTTGCCGTATTTGCTAGAGCCTAAAAACTTCTCAGCAGACTCAAACACCACGCCTTTTTCTGGCGCTTCACCAAACATGTCTTGGGTAAACAAGTCTTCGGTCTTGCCTGTAGAGAACAGTCCAATGTCTTGCAGTGCTTTTTTGTTCTTGACGTAGGCACTCTCCAAACTATCAAGCAGTTTGTTTAACTCTCTGACACGGCGTAGTTGACCTTCGTTAAGCGGTCTGCGTGGCGGAACACGCTCGCCAAGACGTACCTCTTTTTGTTCTGCCGGTTTTATTCCCGTGGCAATTTCTTCCAGTTCAGCCTTGGCATCTTTGATGGCGGTACTAAGCACGCGGTCGTTGTCTTCAAACTCCGTGCCTAACTCAGTAGCCATATCTTCGCTAAGACCTAACTCGTGCATGCGTTGTAGCGACTTAGCAACCGTGTCGTAATCTTTAGCAACAAACGCTTCTTGGGCTTTAGCCTTTAATTCATCCAACTCATCACGGCGCTCTTTAAAGTCAAGCGGTAAAGTTGGCGGTTGTACCTTAGCTTCTTCAGATTTAACAAACTTGTCGTAGTTGTCACGCAGTTTGGCAATCTCGTTTACCAACTTTTCGCGTTCGGCTTTCTTGCCATGAACGCCTTTGAGTTTTTCCAATTCTTTTTCTTTAGCAACAACAGCGTCCATTAGGCGTTGCTTAATACCCATCGGTCCAATACCTGCCGCACGGGTAGGCTTGGTTGGCTCGGTTGCTTTTTCAACTACCGCGTCTAATTGTTCTTGGATTGACTCCAAGGCACGAGGCAAACTGCCAAATGGTCGGCGTTCTAATGCACGAATGTCTTTTTGGAATGTGCCGTATGTAGCGTGTTTGCGCCCCAAATCAGACAGCATCTGGGCAATCTGCTGCGATATTTCTGAGTCGCGTGCATTGAGTTTGGTAAAACCTTCTTTGACTTTAAGATACTTTTGTTGCTCTGCTTCACGCGCTGCATGCTCTGGCGTACCAAGTTTACCGTCTGGCATAGCTTGCCATTTCTGACGCGCAGGCTCAAGAAAGTTTTGCTGGTAGTTCTTCATCTGCTGGCGCACGCGTTGCAATTCTTCTTGCAACGACTTCAGTTTGCCAACAGCACGGTCTAGTTTCTTTTGCTCTTCGGGTGTGCGAACGTACTTTTCTCCGGCGTAAACCAGCTCGCCTGTTTCTGTACGCTTTTCTTCCGCTTCTTTTTGTGACTTAATTAATGGCTCTTGCACCTTGCCCGTTACTTCAACAGTCTTGGGTCGTGCCAAGTAACGCGTGCTTAACTCCATCAAAGGTCTAGACAACTGATCCGTTATTTGTAATACATCCGTAGCCGTTAGACCGGGCTGACGTTCAGCGGCTCGACCATGCGCTATCTCAGACAGCGCAGCTTGCACATACAAGCGGCGTAAAGTGGCTAAGCGTTTTGCGTCTAGCGTATCGAGCACCGGTTTGTTTGACGCTTTAGCCCGTGCTAACCAGCCCAGTAATTGCTGGAATATTGCTTCTTTCTTTTCTGCTTGACGACGCGCTTCCAGTTTGTGGCGCATAGCGCTTACTTTGTCAGTAGGCGCAGTTTTAATGTCCGCCGCACCACTAATACCCAACGCTTGGGCTAAGTCGTTTGCATCTTTAGTTTTAATTTGTTCTAACGGTGGCAGTTTTGTACTAACAACTTCTGGGCGGTGCAGCGTCTTGGTCAGTTCTTCTGCTGTTTTTTCTTCGCGCACACCAACGCCAGTCTTAGATTGCAACTCTGTAATGTGGTTTAACAGGCGTTGTGCTTCTTCTGCTTGTACGTCACGGCGAATAATGTCTTTGGCGGCAGGCGTTAGCCGACCTTCCATGTCGTATAGTTTGTTTTCTGTAAACTGATCGTTTACAAACTTAAAGTCCTCTTGTGCTTGGGCTTTGTGTTTTACCAGCACATCGCGCAATTTGTTGCGAACTTGCGTAGCAGTTTCTGGGTTATTTAAGTCTAGTGTGGCATTACCAAAGCCAGTAAGACCCAGAGCTTGGCGCACTTCTGCCGTAATCAATCCAGTATCAATGGCTTCTTGAACAGAAGTTTTGCCGCCAACCAGTGTTTCTTTTTCTATCCGTGCGGCTTCAGCATCCGTAATATCTTTGGCTTTGCCTTGCGCGTCCACTATGTACGGCACACGGCGCGTGGGGCCGGTAGTGCCTTCAACGGGCACATCACGATACAAAACTTTTTGCCTTTGTTCTGGAACTTGACCTTTGCGCAGGGCTTGCGCATACTGTTCTGGCGTTAACTCAAACTGTTTACCGACTTCACGCTCAGTTAATTGTTGTTCGTACTCTTGGCCTTGGGCAAACAAAGCCTGTTGCTGTTGGGTCTGGGCTTCCCGTTTCTTGCGTTCTGCCTCAGTCTCAAACTTACCAAACCCTTCTTCAATTTCGGCAATGTCTTGCTGGAGTTGGCGCTTTTCGTAGCCCGGAGCAAACATATCCATCTGCTCTTCTGGCATAGCCCGCACCTCGCCCGGCCTAATTTCACTAGGCACCATGCGTGTTTCTGCGGCGCGTTGTTTGTTTATTGCATCAAGTTGCTGGGCTATTTGGCTAACTTTGGCGTAGTCCCCAGTACTTCTAGCCTCCGCCATTTGTGCGTATAGTGAGTCAGCACTTACTTCTTTTGGCAAGGCTTTCTTTGCTTCGCCTAACGCAACACGGGCTTGTTCTTCTGCCGTAGCCAGTTGTTGCAACTGCAAAGCCAAACGCGACACGGTGGCCATGTCGTTCCTAGCCTCAGCCTCATCCATTTGTTTTTGTAAAGCAGGGATAGCGGTGCTGTATCCGCGCATCTCTTGTTCTAAGCGCAGTTGCTCTTGTCTAAGTTCATCTTGTTTAGCAAGACGTTCTTCATCTAACTGTTGGGGTGTTTTAAGTGGTGAGTATTCCCCCGCTTGTAGGGTATCTCCCATTAACGCCAACAGTTCTGGCGTGCCTGTCTTGCGTGCTTCTTCTAGCGCAGCCTTACGTTTTTCAGCCTCTTCTGTCTCTTGACGTAAGCGCTCTTCTTCTTGCAAAGTCTTAAGTTGTTCGGCGGCTCGCTCTTCTTCCGTCTTGCGGGCAATATTGGCTTTGGCAACAGACTTGTCTACAAACCGACCGGCTGTACCAATAGGTGCAAGTTTTGATACCTCGTATGCAGTCCTGCCGTATTCCGCCAACGCTTCTTCTGAAGTAAGGTCTAAGCCTGCTTGTGCCCGTTCAATAACATTTTGAGCAACTTCCGTTGGTACCTCAGCCAAAAAGCCTGTAGCCGTACCGCGTTTTAAAGTCTTGGCAAAACTTTCTTGCGCCAACTTTTCTGCGCCTTGTTCAGCGCCTTTAGCCAAAAGTTTTTCAATGCTAGGGCCAAATACTTTGCCGGCAATAGCCCGACCCATAGGGATAAAAGTGGCGGCAACATCTAGCGCAGCGGCTGGAATGGCGGCAAGTGCGGCAGTTCCACGGTTTACATCTATAGGTTTGCCTTCTTTGCGTTGCTCTTCTGCTTGGCGTTCTAAGAATCCGCCGTACTGTTGCAAATAAGATGGGGTAACACCACCAACAATAGCCCCCGCAGGACCAGCGGCAGCGCCGCCAACACGGGCAGCTCCAATAGATCCTGCAATTTGTGGGGATTGTTCTGCTAACGCACTGGGAATTTGGCTGATATATTCGCCAATAGCAGGGAGGATGCCGCGTTCTTTATAGGCTTTCTCAACTTCTTCAAACCCACGCTGGCCGGGGTATTTGCCTTGAATGGCTTCACCACGCTGAAGACCAGCAAGTGCGGCTTCGTTACCACCCATGAGTGATGCCAAGCCTGTGCGCATTTGGGACAGAGATGACTCTGTTCCGCGTGCAACGCTGCTAAGAATGCCGTCTTCTTTTGGTTGTAAGGAGTTTATGTTCTGTTGAACAAACGCAATAATTTGTTCTTCAGAAGCGCCAGCAGGCCCTTCTACGTCATACACACGGCCATCAGGGCCTTGAACGCTATATATGGGCATTGCTGCACATCCTAATTTTTAACCGGGACGAACTCCCAGAAGTTTAAACCCGCCTCCTGTGGTATCAGGAGAACTTGCTGCCATTGTAGGCATTTTTATACCGTAGGAAGTATACGCTTCTCTACGATACTTGTCGCGCATTTGGTCGTATAGAGCAGGAGATTGCAACAACGCCATTTTATTATTTTTAGCCCAAGTATCAAGCGCCTCTTGTGCAGCTTTTTCAGCCAACTGCACTTCGTTCTTTTCTTTGGCTCCGCGCTCAATTGCTTCACCATAAGCGCCGTAGTATTTACCCAGTGCTTTGCGGTACTCGGATTCGCTTGCCGCTTTTTCGGCTGCAGCCACATCCCCAACCGTACCAATACCAGCTTCGCCAACCGCACCAAACAAATTGGGATTTTTGTTAGCCAGCAAACGCATGGCCATAAAGAAAGCAGGATCTTTAAACAAACTGGCTAGTCCGCCACCACCAGTAGTTTTGCCTTCTGTTGTTGAAGCAGGCGCTGCAGGCGGAGCCACTTGTACGTCTTCAGCCGCGTTACGTTGGGCGGCTTCAATCCGTTTAAGTTCATCAGGAACTTGTGAAGACATACGGTCTGTTGAAACAGGTGGTGCCCCCTCTTCCGCTTCTTTAGGACCGTTGCCTAACAACGCGCCAACACCACGACCTTTGCGGCCAAGTGCAACATCACCAAGGAATGAGCCAACTTCGCTCATTTGTTTACCGTAAGAAGAAGTTTTTGGTGGGGGTTCTTTAGATTCGCCAGCATTCATGATGGCTGCAGCAAGACCTGTGTCTCCGCTCATAGCGCTCAGCATGGCATTGTCAGACAGCTCTTTGCGTTGCTGTGGTGACATAAGTTGCAAATTGTTACGCGCCATGTCGGAGGCCGTTACCCCGCCTAAATAAGTAGCCGTTGGCACTGCTGCGGCAAGGCCTGTTCGGCTAAGCGCTTCTTTTACTGTTGTGCCCGGTTTAAATGTAGGTTTAAATGCTTCATAGACAGGCGTTGCCATGCCGGCGTTTGCTACTAACGCCGCTGCCGACGTTGGGATACTTGCAACCCCTCTTGCATTTTCTTTTGTTACAGGGGTCGTTTGTGTTGTTGGTGCCGCTTGTACATTTTGTTCTGGCACCGCAACGTCTTGGTTGCCCTCAGTAGGCAAAGTAGCAACGGATGATGCTACGTGCTGAAGACGGCTGTTCCAACCTCTTAAAGAACCCGCGTGTTTGTCTGGGTCGGCTTTCGCTAAACGCTCGTATTCTCCACGACGAATATCTAACAGTTTGTTTACGTCGCCACCAGATTCTTCCAACGCTCTTTTTGCAAAAGCCGGTGGGTGGTTTACAAAAGTATCAAACGTAGCGGCGGCTAGTTGTGGGTTTCTTTTAGCCAGTTTATCTAAGCCATACGCATCCCAGTAGTCGCGCTTGTAAATTTTTGCGGCATCATTAAGCGTTAACTTATCGATGTCAACATTTGGGTGCCCTCTAGAACTGATACCGTATTTAGTACGTCCGCCTTGGTCAACAGTTTCCCCACCCTCACGCTCAAACAGTCCACGCAACGCATTAGTAAACACCCAATTAGGGTCGTTGCTTACAATTCCGCGATCTTTAAATCCAATGATGCCACCTTCTGCTTTCCCTATTGGTGCCATGTTAGGCGCAGGCAATTTGCCAATACCAAGGTTCTCTGGCAACGCTCCAGTCACATTACCCATAGGGTCAACTGCCGCCATCTCAGCAATATCCTGATCCACAACTGTTGGCTGTTGCACACCTGCCAATTTTGCTTGTGCACTAACACGCATTGCTTTGCGACGATTAGATTCGGCTAAAGCCAGCGACACCGTGTAGGGGTCGTTCTTGTGCATCGCCGCATACTTTTGCAACATTGGGTCTGGCATTTTTGCCAGTTGGCTTGTAATTTGGTTGACGTTAAACATGTTGTCCCTTACCCCATTTTATGGATGGCTAATTCAGCTAATCCTGCTGGACGTTTTTCTTTAATTGCGCCGCCTTTTGCAGAGGCTTTAAGCGGGTTGCCAAACGAATTGTTAAGCGCGGCTGCAGTTAAGCCCAAACCAGCGACTTGGGCTAGTTGATTAGGGTTTGAATACACGTTTTGAATTGAGCTAGTCATTGGCAAACCAGTCAAAATACCTTGCATGTAACTCAGTTTGTTGAAAGGGTCTTGTTTTTGCGCCAAGAAATCTTGGTACTGCTGGTTCAAAATGTTTTGTTGTTGCTGTTGCTGCTGAGTGCCCAACGCATTTTGCAAGTTAATGTTGCCTGTTTGTTGCGCATACTGGTTTTGCCCTAACTGCCCCAAGGTACTAGCGGCTTGACCAGCGGTATTGAGTCCAGCCAGTTGGTTTTGCAAATTCTGGTTGTACTGTTGTTGGGCTTGGGCAAACGCATTGTTGTAGCCCTGCCCAATAATGCTCTGTAGCCCCATGTTACGGTTGCGCTCGTTCTCAGCGGCCATAATTGCTTCGCGGGAACCCCCAAATGCTCCTACTTTTGTAGCATTAGCTTGCTGTTGAGTACCCCCGATGTCATACATCCGGTTAGCTTCTGCTAACTGGGGAGCCAGCACGTACTGTAGATATGGGTTCATATACCCACCGACTTGGCTTTGGAACCCGTATGGGTTAGCCTGTCCTGCAACGCCTAAACCGCCAATACCAGCAGTACCCGCTAGACCCGTAGCTTGTCCAGTTTGTGGGGTTATCCCTAAGTTACTTGCACCGGTAAATGCTTGGTTTTGTAAGCCAGTAAAGTCTGCAGTTCGCTGTGCTGGGTATGGCTGATAGGGCGTGCCAGTTAATGCTTCGGCTTTGCCTAACAAATTTTCTACATATGGCTGGGCATACGCAGAGATCGCATTTTGTTGCGTGACGACTTGTGTTGGATCTGCCATTTCTTTTCCTTATGCGGGTAAATACTTAACCGCGTTAGTGTTCTTTGCTACTTTGCTTTTGCCTGTGGTTTTGCCACGGGCTTGTTGAACTCTGTCCATCATCTTGTACAACTGTCTAGCACCGGCATCAGTAGAGCCATTACCGAGTTCAGAAACAATACGGGCAGGTACCACAAACTCACCATCAGCAAGACGAGCAGGCTGCTTGTCTCCGATTTGCGCTGGGATTGAGTCTGAAACGCCATCACCGGGCCCCCTTAGTAATCTGCCGCCATCAGAGTAACCGCCTAAATCAGATAAGCCCCCTGCGGCTAAACGAGTACCTTGCATATTAGGTTCACCAGACATTTGTCCTACAGTACCGCCACCAGAAGGGGCGAGGTTTGCCATCATGTTGGTAGATTGCGGTGTTTGGTAGGGCGTACCAAAAGCGGACGTGGTCATGTTTGCCATCGGGTACATAGTGTTTGCACCTACTGCGGCTTGGTTGGACATTAACTCTACGGGACCACCGCCAGCCAAAGCAATGATTCCGCCGTCTGCGGCTTGGTAAGGAGTCTGCGCAACCATAGTAGGCGCAAACCATTTGCGCTCACTTGTGTCTTGTCCCGGTATATACGCCGTATTTATTGGGTTATTGGGGTTTTGAAGGTTGTAATCAAACTTATAAGGGCGAATCATTTGCGGTTTTTGCGCTGCTGTAGGCATAGCTTTTGGTCTTGCCGCGTCCATAATTCCGGGAAGTGCTGCAGCGCCTAAAACTTTATAGCCGCCTAGTGCTTGAATTGTGTTAGGGCTATTCCAAATAGCTTGTGCACCGGTCGCCGCCTTTTCATACCAAGGAATGTTGTTTAGCGCTTCTTGTCGAACGGCTTCTGCCCCCGCTTCTCCTCCCACTGCGCCAGATATTCCAGTTGTATCTGTAGCCGCCGCACCTGCATCCATCACATTACCCGCCAAACTAGCACCGCCGTAAGCGCCTACACCACCCATTAAACTTCGTGTGGGGTCTTTTCCGCCGGTAGCAGCATAGTTTGTAGCCGCAACACTTGCGGCAATTTGCCAAGCAGCCAACTCAGGAAAAGCAATAGCTAGCGCAGCGCCAGTAACAGTTGATCCAATACCGCTTGTGGCGTTACCCAATTCTTGGCCTAAGTTAAAGGCTTCTGGTAGTCCAGTGTGTGGGTTAATACTTAATGACTTGCCTTTTGATTGTGCCAACGCTTGAAGTCCTGCGACTTCTTTTGGATTCATGTGGACAAGGGTCGAGTCGCCATGACGACCATGCGCGGCTAAGTGTTTTGCAGCAACTTCAAGGCTCATATATGCCTCACAAAAAGGGGGTTAATCGAGTTTATCATGTCAAGGGCGCAGACACAAATGTCATAGTGGCTACAACAGAGGAAGTGGACGGTCTTGTTGGGACTGTTCCTGCTGGGTAATATTTAATTGACAGATCAGCGTTTGTTACAGACCAATATATCTGTATATAGTCACTAGCCGCCATAGTTACAAAATAATTCCAGCCAAATATGTTGTGCCCGTTTTCTGTGCCGTGTTTAGCGGGGCAAGACAAATACCCAGTAGAACCAACCAAGTCTGTCCCGTTCTGTCTAAGCCAGATGCTCATGTCCTGCACGTTGGCGTTAGCGTTATCTGCTTGAATACTAAACTGCAAGTTATATGTTCCGGGATAGGTAACAGTAATCTTTGAGCCACTAACAATAGACACGCCGTTTGTGTTGGGTGTATCCGTGCTGTTGATTGTCATCAGCGTGGCTGTATTAGCCGTGGTTGTCTGTGATGTGGTGTCGTAAAAAGAACCACAGACTGTTCGCAAAAACCTGCCGCCAGTGTTAGTGAGCAGCGATTGAGTTAAGTTATCTACCTCATTGAAGTACTGGCGCAAGATGCCTGTAAGCGCATCTACATACGTGCGGTCGTACTCAACCGGAGCCGCAGGCAGGCGAGGCTGCTGGGAGGGCCGTAACTGGGTGGTGATTTGGGAAATTGTCATCTGCGCCCGTCTGGTCTAACATCAATACGCGGCACGCCTAACTGCCACTGTGTACCAAGGTCGGTCGAGGAAATCTTAAACGCCATCTGTCTACCACGTATGCGCACATAGACCTGCTGGGTAAATTGCTGGACGTTATACGTAGTTGTGCTTACGTAAGACTGCGTGCTGTCAACGGCACGGTTATCTGATGACCCGTAGTTAGAGCCGGGGAAGTTACGAGGACGAACCGTGAAGTCAGCGGAGGGCGCTGCTGCGGTTGAGCCGTCAAATGTGAGGTCAGGTATAAGACGCCACACAAAGCCAAAGTTGTGACCGTCACCAATATCAAAGTCCGAAGACTGCAGATATGCATCAATAGCCAGCGGAGTGCTAGTCTCATTATTGTCAACAGTAGTTTCATGGTAGACCACCGCCCCGTTTGTGTAACTTGTAGGAGTGCCAGCAGCACTACTAGCCGTGTATCCAATAGCTGCCGTAGGCTCAGTACGTAGCGGGCTATCTAACCATGCTGTGCGGGGGCGCACAGTCGAGCCGTTCATAGTGCCGTAGTACCAAGTGCGCTCTAGGTGGTTATAGATGACGTAACGGTCAATCAAGGTATTAGGGGAGCCAGCAGTGCCTGTTCCGTTTCCTCCATCAGATGTGGTGCCGGTAATAGATGGGTAGAACCACCATATCTCGTTGTAGCCTTCGTTGGTCCCGCTATGGATTTGGAACGCTTCTGTTAAGTTGATGTTGCCATAGATGTACTGACGCAAAGCACAGGGAAGAGTTTCCACCCGTCCAGAGTACATATAGAACTTATCAGCGCCCATCCAGTACGTGACGTTGTTAACCACAGATATAGCGTTTGGACTGACGATAGAAATGTTGTCCGCAAGAAGTTGAGTTCCCCAAACATACGGTGCTCCTAAGTACTGAAATGCATAAATAGCCGAGTCTGTTAACACCAAAATTTCTTGACGGGTCTGCATAGCAGACACAATGGTTGAGCCGTGGCTTAGACGAATACCCCCTGCTTGGTTGGTAATAGAAGGAGCCCAAACAATAGTTGTGCCAGTAGCGGGAGTGAACGCGTTTTGGTCAGACCAGCGAATCTGCATCGGGTCTTGGGCGGTCGTGGCATATACGCCCGTGGGGTCGTTACAACCAAACGCAAACACAAACCTAGAAGAGTCAGACACCAACACAAAGTTTGCTACAGAGGGGCAACTAGAGTCGGGCGTATAGGTAGTGCCTTTTACAACTATGCCTGTACTAGCCTTAACAATTTGTCCACGGTCGTAGACGTTAGGGTTTGAGTTATTTGCCCAGTAGTACATTGCACCACCACGGGGGTTAAAGATCAAGTCTTCTCCGTAGTTAGACTGACTCCACAAGCGCAACTGCACACCAATACCCAGACCTGCTGGCGCAGGAGAACCCCAACCGGTAGATGAATACCCTGTAGTTGCTCCGCCCCAACCACCTACACCCCAGCCTGTACCGTAGGTGTAAGTTGAATTACCTGTGGTAAGTTGAAAATTACCAACCGTGGAGGCTCCGCCATTGCCAGAATCGCTTCCATTGGCTGTAGCAGTGGCAGTTATGGTAAATACGTTGTTACTTGTAACGGTTACAACTTGATACTCTTGGTTGAGCACAGTTGCCGTGATATTACCGCCAAGGGACGCAGCACCACTAAAACAGACAAAATCCCCAGCCTGCGCACCATGCCCTGCGCAAGTTACCGTAATTGTGGCTGAGCCATTTGTAGCCGCAAAAGTAACTGCCCCCGCCGCCGTGGTTGAGCGTATAGGCGTAATGTCGTTGTAGTTACCACCACTTGAGTTTTGTATGTAGTATTTTAAGTTAGTGCCCACTGACAACAGGTTGTAGCCCGTAAGATTGATCCAGTTCCACAGTGTTTTGGCAATACCCCAGTACACGCCTGTAGACGGAGTTGCAGATGTTGACGTGCCGCCCGATGTAAATGTGCCAGTCGGCGCAGTCGTGCTTATAGACCCGCCATCACGTTGCCAGCCACCAATTTTCTCAGGGTAGCCAGAACGGAAACGAATTTTGTCGCAGTCATACCAGCCACCCTCATTGGCTAGGGTAGTTCCTTCTCTGTTTACACCGGGTCTGAATTTAAGTGACTGTAATGGCATCTTGATTCCTACGATAAGAACAGGGCACGCTCGTCTTTGCGGCGGTTTTCTAGCCCTTTGAGTATTTTCCCACCTGCCTTGCAGTACTTCAAGAATTCTTCCGCAGCGCCTTCCATGTCTCCGCGAAGAATCTTTTGACGCATGGTGCTTCGCTGTAGTGTTCCCAAACCAACATTGAAGCTAAAAGAGATGAGAGCATCGTACTGACCTTGAGTGAGAGGAACGGGACAGAACTGAACCACACCTCGCTCAAACCTAGCCAAATCTGCTTTAAGAATTCCATCGACTTCTTCCATGCTAAATGTGCGGTTGTCTGCATCCTTGAGGGGGAAAGAGTCCCTGTCCTCAATCTTCATCTTGCCTTGTTCTGGATAAAGCACATGCCCCACCCCCACCGTCCACAACTTAGCTGGGCAACGGTAGGGTTTCTGTCTCACACCTTCGTGGTGCTTGATCATCTTGAGGGCTTTATCTGAGAGGTTCATTTCTTACTGAATGACTGTGTACCAAACCAGAACGACACAACGGACGCCCAAATGATCTGAGTCTCGTTATCCCACAGCAGGTCTAACGCCATCTCAAACGGCACTTCCTTGTGATAAGCAAACCAGAAACCAAAGATTTCCACGAAGGCAAACAAGACAAACAAGCCGTAAGTTATGGCAGGACGCACCATAGCGCGTGCGTTTGTTACCCATTGACTAGCCCCCTGACCTATAGCGATATCGTGAGCGTACAAGGCTTGGCGCTCTGCTAGGGCAGTCTGTGCGTTGGTGACTTCTGCATTGATCTGTATCTGCTCTGTCTGGATATGCTCAATCCGCTCTTGGGCTTCTAAGCCAGCCTTACGCAAGGCTAGTTCACGCTCTGTCTGCATCTGCGCTAGGGCAAGTTCATGCTTCTTGTCTGAGCGGTCTTGGAAGAAGTCAAATAACCTTGGCAACCCACCCATCAGGAAGGAGATTAAGGTTGAGAGTAATGTCATCATTTTGATTCCTTTAGTTCCTGTTTTAACCTACGCAACTCTTTGATCTCTCGCTTGAGTTGTGCTTTCATATATAGGGTTTCTACGTATGCCAGTGTGGTTGTTGCGACTATTACACATAGCGCCACTGCACTCAAAACCCACCCGATAAGACGCGCAGTTGCCACATCAGCCACCCGAAAAGTAAAGAGATAAATACCACGGCAATCACTCCTGCTGTTACTTCAATACAAAAAATCTCTGCCTGTTCCTTCTTCCACCTTGCCAAGCGCCTCTTCCTAATCATCTCGTCCCTAGCCCAAGCCTGCTCTTGCTCAATCTTCTTGTGCATTTTCAAGAACCTGCTATACAAATCCTTCAACTCTGCTGGCGCGTAGACCATTGCCTCACGCACCTGTTCAAACAACTTTTCCATCTGTAACTCAATCAGCGCACGCTCAATCGCCTTTTTGCTGGTGTTTTGCGCTGGATCGTAGTTTGTTTTGCTTTGCTCCTCTAGTTCATGGTAGTGGTCGGTTATCTGTTGCTGTATATCGAAAAGCAGGCCCATCCTGTCTCCGATGTCCTTGATAAGTTTGAGTTCGAGTTCTTCGTAGGACTGCTTGGCTGCGACGGTCTTTGCCGCTTTCGCCACAGGCTTGGGCGCGTCTGACTTAGCAGGCTGTTTGCGAAACAGTCCAACAAACCAATCAAAGATGCCCTTAATGGCCTTAACGTCGCTGATGACGCCTTCAACGGTTTTCTTGGCTCCTTCAAGTTCAAGTCGGCCTTGGTGCAGAAAGTCGCATCCCTGCTTGATAAAGCCAACGGCGGTTTGGGCCGCCATGAGGAGAGTGAAAGGGTCCACATTAGTTTGTTTCCGTTACTTGAACGCCTACATAGGTAAACCAAGTCATAACAATTTCTCTATCGGTAGTAGATGGTTTACTGTAATGCCCATACGTTCCGTTAGGTGGAAATACTACCATTTTGCCCACTTCTGGCTTGACTTCTTTGTTTTGCGCAGGGAACACCAATTCGCCGCCTTCGTTATCGGTCAAAAATAAAATAACAGTCGCGTAACGCAAAACACCTTGAGCAACTTCCCCATCTGTATGGTAGTGGCACATCTGCCCCGGCGCGTATAAATGGTACTCATACCCAGAGTCGCCAGAATTAAACATTGGTTTATATCTTTGTTTAACAACTTCCGCTTGCAACTTATCCATAAGCGTTGCCACCAAAACATCAACTGTTTGCAATGCTGGCGTTTTGCTTATAAAAACAGACTTGCCGTCCCTGTTGTACGTGGGGGTTTCAGCTTCTGGTAAAAACGGTCGTACTCCGTTACGAATAGCCGCAACTTGTTCCGCCGTAACAAATTTAGGTAATTCAAGAATCATGCGGTGCGGTTCCACATATATACAGCAATATATGGCGAGATTGTGTTAAATGCTGTACCAGAACCTGTGTTAGAAATTGCTACAGTAATACCCGTTGTATTTGAGTTAATAGTCGCAGGAGTAGGGAAAACTGTTTGTGACCCTCCACCAGCCAATTGATGACCTGTGTTTTGTTGTTGTGCGTTACTTGAGTGCGTGTGGCCCGGGTCGGTTACTGTTGCTGTGTGGCTGTGAGCGGGTAAGTTGGCTGTTGATAGCGTTGTTGTGGCTGAACCGCCAGTAGTGCCTGCTGTGTATGTGCCGTCTGCGCTTATTAGCATCCGACCTTGCCCATACGCTACCCACGTACCAAACCCAAAGAGCGTGGCAGGGTTTGTACTTACTGTGCTCATATAAATTGATCCAACTGGATACGCTGCCTGTAATCCCGTAGTCACAAACGCCGTAGTCGCAATCTGGGTTGTATTTGTCCCAGCCGCCGCAGTCGGCGCTATGGGGGTGCCGGTCAGGGTAGGCGAGGCAAGGGTGGCATTTGGCAGGGTTGCGCCTGTCATATAGTTAGTAGCCACTACCACATCCGTGCCGTTGGACACTAGGATAATCTTTGCTGCCGCAGGGACTGACACGCCTGTTTGCCCGCTTACTTTGACGGTAATCGCGCTAGAAGTATTGTTGTAGATGAAGTAGAGTTTCTTGTTGGAGGGCACGACCAGCGTGCCGCCACCTGTCCCTGTAAGTTCAAGGAACATATTTCTAGCCGTGGCTGATGCGCCGTTAGTCATCGCAAGGGTGTCAGTGCCCCCCGAACAAGCGTAGGTTGTGTAGCCAGAAATAGCCTGCTCAATCAGCGTTCCGAGGTTGGTGTTTGTGGTTGACCCCCAATTACCAGCTTGGTCGCCTGTGCCAATCAACTCGAGGGCTAGGTTGGTTGAGTATGTACTTGACATAGTTGGTTTCCTTTAGATGGATTATGCCGTGGGTTCGTCTGCTGGCAAAGGCGTATTTCCCGCCTCAAGCCATGCTAAATATTGCTGGTAATCGGTGTTAGCGGGGTCAAAAGGAATCCATGCGTTGTCGCTTAAACGATTTACGCAAATTGGTTCTGACTTACCAAGAGGTATTTGTCCTAATTTATACATTTTATAACTCCGCAGAAGCAGTCCACCAACCGCTAAAAAGATAAGAATTTCCAGTAGTAGGTGTCCAACCTGATGTTGTAGAGTCTGTTCTCCATTCTTCTGTTGTTGAATATGAAGTTCCTACAGTTGTTGCACGCCAAGTAGAACCACCAGAATCATAAATTCCTAAAGTTCCTGATGTTGGACTATTGCCGTTATAAAAACTCATAGTTGGTGCAGTTCTTTTTGAAACCCTAAATCCAAATTGCGGGCCACGAATATTTGTTGTTGAAAAAGATACCCAACCGTTTGAACCACCGCCAAAACCATTACCATAACTATTTACTGGTGCAACATCTTGAGGAAAAGACTTTTGATAATACCTCTGACATAACTGCAACTCAGTACCATAAGGGCGGTAATCAAAACTCGTTGCTGTTGAGCCTTTTTCTAGTTGTACGCCTGTGATGTAAAAGGTTGCTCCGTTTGTGCCGACTACTGATGTTGCGCCTGTGGCTGTGTAATAGTATGCGGATGCCCATGCGCCAGCAGTTCCACTATAAGTTGAACCAGAACCTAGACCAAAACTAAGCGTCATTCCTGTGCCATTAGTTGTAAGCCAAGTGCCTGATGTATCACCAGCAATAGTTACTGATTTTTGTTCCCAAGTATTGGCAGACGATATTGTGTAGGTAAATGGATAAGACCTATTACCAGCACTGTTTAAAACTGACCCACCAAATGTCCCAGTTAGACTAGAGCGAACCCAAAAAGAAACCGTAATGGTTGCAGCGTTTGCAGTACCCCACGCTAAATCATATACATTTAATCCCTCAATTCTTTGAATAAGCGCAAAAGCATCTCCTGTTAAAACTGAATAAGCAGAAGTTGATGTCATGCCTAAATAGTTTTTAAAACCGACTGGCGGTGTAACACTCCCAGCATTTTGCTGTTGGTTTATTTTTCCACCTGTTCCTAATGCACTGTCTACTTGCCATCTATCAACAGAAAAACCATAGCCCGCAGTTACAGCCGCCCCCGCATTACGCTGGTCAATCGCCATTGCTGAATTTATGAGACGGTTCTTGTATCCATCGTAATTGATACCCGTCACATTGGTCATAACACCGCTTGCTGGTGTTCCCAATGCTGGAGTTACCAAAGTTGGACTAGTTAAAGTCTTATTAGTCAGCGTATCTGTGGTTGCCCGACCAACCAAAGTATCGGTTGATGTTGGTAGGGTCAGAGTACCAGTATTAGAGATTGTGCTGATTACAGGAGCAGTCAGGGTCTTGTTGGTCATGGTATCAGTAGTTGCCTTACCAACCAAGGTATCCGTTGCCGCAGGCAGGGTGATGGTGGTAGTACCAGCCACCGCAGATGCTTGCAATGTGGTTGTCCCTGAAGTCGATCCAGAGAGTTCAACCGCATTGGGTTTAAGACTTACAGTTGTTGCCATATCTTTCCTTTATGGTGTTCCATTCGAAACAATGTTCGATGCAGAGGTAATCACCCCCGTTGATGACATTGACGCAATTGTAGTTGCGCCATACTTGAATATCAACTTGCCACCACTTTCTTCAATCGTGAAGTTAGTAGTTAAGAGTTTGGGAGTAGAGGCGGCAGTGCCTGTCGTGTTCTGGTTTAGCGTTGGAATGTCTGACGCAACAACCGCCCTGAATGTCGGCACTCCAGCACTTCCATTGGGCGAGGCTAAGACAAAGTTTGCAGTCTTAGACGCATAAGGGTTGAGTGTGTCACCATAACCAGCAGACAGAGAAATGGCAGGGGTTGCTCCTCCACTCGACGCAACGGGGGAAGTGCCTGTTACAGAAGTTACAGTTCCTGTAAATTGGTCATTTGAGGTAACTGTAAAGTTTGGATATGTTCCCGTAATGCTTGTCGTTCCTGCCCCCGTCAAACTCACAGTCTGATCTGGCGCAGAGTTTGTGATTGTGAAGTTGGGATAAGTACCTGATGTGCTGATTCCCGTACTTGCAGTCAAAACAACTGTTTGATCTGGTGCAGAGTTTGTAATGCTTAGAGTGCCAGAAGTGGTGATTGGGCTACCTGTAATGCTGATGCCTGTGCCAGCCGTTGCCGCAACACTCGTAACTGTGCCTGTCCCTGCACTCACATTAATGGTTACATCATCGCCTGAGTTGGTTGCCGTGACCGCCGCACCCACAAAGTTCAGCGTCTTCACGCCACTTGTGATGCTTGTTCCCTCATCCTTGACAGCCACCGCCCCATTGGTGGACATGGTGCTAATGACTTTGATCTTTTCAGCAATCTCAGGAGAGACAACCTCACCCACGCTAATCTCTTTGCCTGTGGATAGGGTAATAACGAGTGAACCATCAAAGTCAATCTTGGCATCTGTAACAGATACACCATCTTGACCATCTAGACCATTGTCACCCTTATCGCCTTTGTCACCCTTTTCGCCCTTAACTCCATCTTTGCCAATGCGCCCATCTTTACCATCCTTGCCATCTTTACCATCTACCCCATCCTTAAGGGTAGAGGCTTTTGCTTGGATTGATGCATCAAGTTCTTGGAATCTTGTCTCCAAATCAGACTTAATCTTCTTAAATCCTTGGATGACAACCTCTGCGCTCTTGCCGATAGTCTCTTTTCTTACAAAATCTAACTTATCTTGGGCAGACTTTTGCAATGCAGACACTACTTCCATCTGCTCATCAGCAGACATTCCATCAATCCCTAGTTTTCTCTCTAATTGGTCTAAATCCATCAGGATAGTTCCTTGGAAAGCCTGTCTAGGAAGTCATTTTCTACCTTGCCACGCTTGTCTGCCATCTGTAACTCAACAATCTTGCTCTTATTCTTAATGTCAGCCTCTTTGAGCATCAAATCAGCAATCTTGACTCGTTTGTCAAACTCTCTCTGGTTGGCATCAGCCTCATTTGGCAGATTCTTGGTCAAAGATGCACTCATCTTGGCTTGCACCTCTTGTGGCATGAGTTGCGCCTCAGTCATTAACTTCTGAGCCTCTGCACGATTCTGTTCTGCCTGAGTAGTGTTGACCGCAATCTGCGCTTGCGCCGCTTGGAGTGCCAATTGTTGTTGCACTTGTTGCATTTGTTGCGCTTGTGGGTCAGGTTGAGCCATCTTATCAAGCATTGCAATCAATTCCATCCTGTTGGACAGACTCGAATTAGCCAAAATTCCTTTGAGAATCACAGGCAAGACAGGAGTGTTTGGCCCAAGTGTCTGCAATAGCCCAATAAACTGCTGTTGTTCGTACTCTCTAGCAATAATGCCAAGGGTGGCTGTCGGTATGAAGTTCATATCCACGCTTGGATAGCGTTCTGGGTCAAACTGCATATAGCGAAACGCCGCCTTCTTGATAAACGGGATCAAGAAATCCTCTTGAAAGTTCACCAAAGTGCGTTTGTACTTCTTGATGATAGAGGCAACTGCCATAGACATACCGCCTTGACCACCATCACGAGCAACATTGCTGATCATGCCTTGTGAATCAAGTGTTCCCGTTGCTTGGAGGAGCATCCTCTCAAAGTCTTTGGCAGTAGCCAAGTTGTTGGGGTCAGTTTGACCGAACTTGAAAGGATACAAAATCTCAGAAGGTGCGCCATTGGTGAGGATCGCCTTGCCAGGCTTCACTTCAAACTTCATTCCCCTTGGAAGTCTGGTCGCGTCCATCGCAATCATGGGAGAAGTTGTCAGCGCCAAGGAGTCAAGGTGGCTTCTAGTCTGTGCGTCAATAGCCTTTTGCATATTGAACGCCTTCTCAACTGTGCCTCTGCCCAACAATCTGTTTGGAACTGTGTCATCTTGGTAACTTAAAACAGGTCTGTCCTTCATCATGTAAGGATTGGCTTCTGCTTTCAAGAGTTGGTCATCGTTGGCAATCACCACAATGGCTTCTACCAAGTCTGCATACTCTTCTGCCTCAGAGTTATCAG